AGATGAGGCTAAGCTAATTGAAAAGCTAGACAACCTCATAGATAGTGATAAGGTCATTGAGAAGTTAGGTGAGATGGTTCTAAAGGGAGATAGCAGAGCAATGAATCTATACTTTGGGTATCGCTATGGTAAGCCAAAAGAATCTGTTGACATTACATCAGACGAGGGAATAAACATTAGCTTTAAGGAGCTAATAAATTTCAAGTGATTGACGTAAACAAAAAATACGCACCTATTGCGACAGATGATTCTAGATATTTTATTATAACTGGAGGTCGAGGCTCAGGAAAGTCTTTTAGTGTTAATCTGATGCTTGTGCTTCTGACGTATGAAGCTGGGCATACTATCTTATTTACAAGATATACATTAGCCTCTGCTTATATATCTATCATTCCTGAATTTATAGACAAGCTAGAAACCCTAAACATATTTAGTGATTTCAGAGTAACAAAAGACGAGATAAGAAATAAGAGGTCAGGAAGCAAGATTGTATTCAAGGGAATCAAAACCTCCTCAGGAGACCAAACTGCTAATCTAAAGTCATTACAAGGTGTTACAACTTGGGTGATGGATGAAGCTGAAGAATTAGTTGATGAGGACATATTTGACAAGATAGATTTATCAGTCAGACAACAAGACAAAAGAAATAGGGTAATGCTGATTTTAAACCCAACAACAAAAGAGCATTGGATATATAATAGATTCTTTGAGGACAAAGGAGTACAAGAAGGTCAGAATATCTGCAAGGGAAACACAACATATATACACACAACATACAAAGACAACCTAGAGAACCTCTCAGAGAGTTATATACAACAGATAGAGAATATAAAGAAACGCAGACCTGAGAAATACAAACATCAGATGCTTGGAGGTTGGTTAAGTAAAGCAGAGGGAGTTATATTCACAAACTGGAAAGTAGGTCAATTTAAAAGAGTTGGTGTTTCTGTATTTGGACAAGACTATGGATTTGCATCAGACGAATCTACTCTTGTAGAAACTAATATCGACACAACGAATAAAACGATATATCTAAAAGAATGTTTCTATCTGACCCAGTTAACCACATCACAGATAGCTCAGCTAAATCTAAAGCACGCAAATACAGACCTTATTGTAGGAGACTCAGCAGAGCCTAGACTAATAACAGAAGTAAAGTCTAAAGGATGCAATCTTGTGCCTGCAATCAAAGGACAGGGGTCAATTACTTATGGTATCAGCTTGCTTCAGGACTATGACCTTATAATAGATGAGAACAGTATCAATCTTATAAAGGAGTTGAACAACTATTGTTGGTTAGAGAGAAAATCAAATACACCAATAGACAAATGGAATCACCTCCTTGACGCAGTCAGATACGCGGTATCGTATCAGCTTCAAAATCCAAACAGAGGTAAATATCACGTCAGCTAAAACAAAGTTGTAAAATATTTTGTAGATAAGTAAATATGTTGTATATTTGATATATCAAAAAACAATAACTAACCAAAACAACAATGAAAAAGAAATTAACCTTTGAGCATTATGTGGCTTATTTTGTAGCGGCCCTGATAATGATCGCAGTATTTTTATTACCATTCGCAGGCACAGCCTTGATTAAATACCTTTTTAACTTATGAAAAATTTAGACAAATACAAACAGAACCTTCGCATAATAGGAAATGATGTATATAGCTACAACACAAATGTTGCTACAATCATAAATGACAAACTTCTAGTTTTAGGATGGTGGTCAGTTACAACATCGAAACATATTAATTATGTTGCAAGAGAATTAGACCTTGATATAATTCGTTCTTAATTATTATATTTAGCGAATGGACAAAAAAGACAGATTAATATGTGATACTCACATTGATGTAGTTATGCGCATATTAGATGAGTGGAGTAAAGGCAAAAAAGGCAATCAAAAACTTAATCAAGTTATAGAATCCTTTTGGCAAATTTCATTTTATATTAGCAAACTAACCAATGGCTTACTCGATGCTCAGCTAGAAGCATCAGACTTAAAATATAAACATAACATTCTCAAGTTAAAATATAGGGAGCTAGAGAATAAATTAAAATCGTTACAAGATGAATTACATTGATATAGGAAATCCATACCTCGTAGATTACGGGGGTGAATGTTCAGAATGTGGAACAGAAATAGATGAGGGGCAGAGCGTTTGCTCTAGCGCTTGCAGAGAGGCTGCGGATAGATAAGTTTAGTTGCTTTTGGTTAGGCAATTTGGGTGGGCAGAAATGTCCGCCCTTTTTTATTAAATTAGGGTTTAGAAAATATGTCAAAAAAATACGTTATATAATTATGAAGATTAAGGTCGAAATACCAACCTCCCTTGCTGACATCAAATTATCTCAGTATAAGAAATATCTAAACATCCAGTTAAATAATGATGATGAAAGATTTCTACAGGCTAAGATGATAGAGATATTCTGTAATATACCTCTGAAGGATGTAATGAAGTTAAAATACAACGATACACAGGAGATACAAAATATTCTGACAAAGATGTTTGATGAGAAACCTAAGCTAGTTCAAAAGTTTAAAGTAAATGGAGTTGAATATGGCTTTCATCCAAACCTTGATGATTTGTCTTTAGGGGAATATATAGACCTAGACACATACATCGGAGATTGGGAAAATATAGAGAGAGCAATGAATGTTTTATACAGACCCATAGAAAACAAATTCAGAGAGAAGTATTCTATTCAAGAATATAAAGTAGACAACTATACAAACGCTTTAGATGTTCCAATGGATGCAGTATTAAGCTCGATTTTTTTTTTGTGGAATTTAGGACTGGACTTGTCGCAAACTATGATGAGCTATTTGGAAACGGAACAGAACGTAGACTTGACAGAGTATCTAACTTCTCAACTAAATGGGGATGGTATCAATCACTATATGGACTCTCTCAGGGAGATATTACAAGATTTAAACATATCACAGAATTAAATGTACACGAATGTTTTATGATGCTATCATTTATGAAAGACAAAAACGAACTAGAAGCAGAGCAAATAAAAAGTAAAATGAAATGAGCAATAACGACAATCAAGCAGTCAGAGGATTTTACAAACTAACCGAAACAATCAAAAGTCAGTTATTAGGTGACCCTAATGTGAACACAGTCACAACAGGAGAGTTGTCAGATGTCAATCTAAACAAGCAAGACATATTTCCAATGTGTCACATAATCATCAACAACGTAACAGATGAAGAACAAGTTCTGAGGTTTAACATCACAGTTTTAGCTATGGATATTGTTGACCAGTCTAAGGATGAGACATACGATATATTCACAGGAAACGACAATCACCAAGATATTTTAAATACACAATTAACTGTTTTAAACAAGTTGATACAAATACTTAGAATGGGTCAATTATTTACAGACAAATATCAGCTTGATGGCAATCCTACTTGTGAGCCTTTTTATGATAGGTTTGAGAATGAGTTAGCTGGTTGGGGTGCTACAATGGATGTAATGATTTATAATGATATATATATCTGCTAATGGCAACCAATAAATATATCAATTTAAAAAAGGCTTTAAACGCATACGGAAAATATGTGGTTCAACAATCGAAGTCAAACTTAACAAAACTAAAGAAGGGTGGTGGCCCTTTGTACAATTCTATTTCTTATGAGTTAGATTCTGAGAAAGGTGTTTTCTTGTTGGAGTTCTTAATGGAAGAATATGGAGAATTTCAAGACAAAGGAGTCAGGGGTGCAGGAGGTACTAGAAAAACCACAAGTAAATACAACAGAAAAAACAACAAAGGAAAGATATGGAAACAGAAGGGTGGCAAAAGTCCGTATAGTTTTAAACAGGGAAGAAAGCCATCAGTAAAACATTTTAAAGACTGGTCTAAATCCAAAGGTCTTAATGCCTATGCAGTTAGGGAATCAGTATTTCGTCAAGGACTAACACCTTCATTATTCTTTTCTAAACCATTCAATAAAGGGATAGAGAAATACTCAGATGATATTTTCAATGGCTTTGTCTTAGATATAGAAAACAAAATAATATTCGGAGAATCAAAATAAAACAGAATTATGGCATTTCAGGCACTTAGAAGTCCTCAGTATATAAACACACTTGCAGCAGCAGGAACGCTTTCTCATAGTTTAGAAATAAGCGTAGGAGGAACATTAAGATATACGCTACTTAAAAACACAACAGTAGCAACTTATGTCGTTTGGGAATATGCAACATTAGTTAGAGATTATTTTACACCGACTTTTACAGGCACATATCCTGTTGACTTAATACAAGTTTCTTTGGTAATGAAATCATACACAGGGCTAAACGGAACAGGAACTGCTACAACTATTTCTACAACCGCACTTCAAGCTCTTGATGGTTATGGTACATTTATGGAAGGGGTTAATCCCACAATATCATCTACTAATGGCTGGCTAGTTTGTGCAAAAAGACCTGATGGTAAAAACGTAATATTTATTCCAACAGGGGTAAGTGGCAAAGTGCCTTCAGCAACAGAAGATACATTAAGATATCAAACATATTCTACAACTGATACTATATTAAATTTAGAAGGAGGTTCAGAAGAAACTGAGTTAATTATTGAAAGGATAAATTGTACAAAATATGGTTCAGGAAATAAGTTTACATTTTTAAATAAGTATGGATTATTACAAGACCTTTATTTTTATTTAAAACAAGTAAAAACATTAAATAGAACTAGAGAGCAATATCAAAACAACACATTAAAAACAGGACAAGCAACTGTTACATATAGTGTAAACCAAGCAACAAAACAATCATTTAACACAGAGGCTATCCAAAGCAACACTTTTAGCTCAGGTTATTATCCTGAATATGCAAATTGTTATTTTGAAGAAATGTTGTTGTCAAATTATATATGGATGACAAGAACAAATTCTGCTGGTGCAACTGAGATTGTTCCTGTGATAGCCAAGACTTCAAATATGGTTTACAAAACCTCCTTAAACGAAAAGCTAATTGAATACACAATAGAATTTGAGGATGCGTTTGACTACATAAACAATGTCAGATAATGCAAAAACTGCAATTATTTATACAAGGCGAAAGGCTAGATTTGTTTGACGATGAAACTGTGTCAATGACACAATCAATTCAAAACATAAAAGATATTGCAAAGATATTCACAGAATTTAGCCAGTCATTTACTGTACCAGCAAGTAGAAGCAATAACATTATTTTCCAACATTACGAAAATATATATATTGACAACGGATTTGATGCTAGGCAAAAGATACCCTCAGAGATACAATTAAATTTTATACCATTTAAGACAGGGTTTATACAATTAAATGGCGTAGAGCTAAAGAAAAACGTACCCTACGCATACAAGATTACCTTTTACGGAAACACAATTAACCTCAAGGATGTATTAGGGGATTCTCAGTTGTCATCTTTAGCTTCACTAAACCAATACACTTTAGATTATGATTACCTAAATATTAAAAGCAAAATGGAGGGTGGTCATCAATCAATTATAACGCCATTAATAACACATACACAAAGGTTATTTTATAATTCACACGCTAGTCAACATAATACTGCTGGTAATTTATACTATCATAATAACAGTGCAAGTGGTGGTGCTTTATGGTCTGATTTTAAATATGCTATTCGTTTATATGAGATAATACAAGCAATAGAAACAGATTACCCATCATTAAGTTTTTCAGATGATTTTTTTAGCACAAGCAATTCTACATTTTACAATTTGTATATGTGGCTTCACAGAAAAAGCGGAACTGTTTTGCCTGCTGGACAAGTAGAAACAAATTATGTACAAGTTCCTTCATTTACAAAAACTACTACAACAAATGGAAGTTTTATTGAAACAATTAATGGTGGTATTATAGTAGACACTTCTTTGATTCAGTTCGGAGAATTTAATACTAATTCTTTGAGCTTAACACCTGACTCAGGAACAGGAACTTATGATGTAAGAATATTAAGGAATGGTTCGGTGTTTTTTCAATCTTTAGATAACACAGGAACTGTTACTTTTAATGCTGGAGATTTTGGTTTATTAGGTTCAGGAACATATACTGTACAATTACATTCAACAACAAACCCAAAAGACTTTTCTGCTAATGGTATTGTTTGGACTTTTACAGGCTCTCCATTAGGAAATGTAGATATAATATTTAATAATATTTTAAAAAACAATACAACAGTAAATGCAGGAAGCCCAGCTACTGAATTTATAATTACAGACCAAATACCTGAAATGAAGATTATTGATTTCCTTACAGGGTTATTTAAACAATTTAATCTTACTGCTTATGTAGATGCTACAAACACAATCGTTGTAAAAACATTAGATGATTACTATGCTGATAGAACAAATAATATTAGTGGAGGTAATTACACTATTGACAAATATTTAAGCATAGACAATAGTTCCGTAGATGCAGCTTTACCATTTAAAGAAATTAACTTTTCGTTTAAAGGGACAAAAACATTTCTTGCAAATCAGTATAGAGAATTAAACAATCTAGGTTGGGGAGAGCTTAGGTATACACTAAATGATGCAACTTATGATGCACCTAATAATACATATAATGTTCAAGTTCCATTTGAGCATATGTTGTTTGAAAGGTTATCTGACCAAGGAGTAACTCCTGTTGTTTTAAATTCAACTACAATACAATATGGTTTTTTTGTAGATAGCAACCAAGAACCTTATTATGAAAATCCTTTAATATTTTATGCAGTTTCAATATTAGGAACATCTTTATATTTAAAAAGCGGTTCATCTACAGGTGTTTCTGTAAACACTTATATGATACCTTCTAATTCTTTAGCAGTTAATTCATCTACAAGTAAGAAAAATTTAAATTTTGGATTAGAAATAAATGAATATACTGCAACAAGTGACTTTACAGAAACTGTTTTTGAAGAAAATTATAAAACATACATATCAGCAGTTTTTAATAATAGGCGAAGGCTCACAAAAGTAAATGCTTTTCTGCCCTTAAAAATATTGTATAATCTACAGATGAATGACTATATAACAATAGGACAACAATCATACAAGATAAATAGCATTACAACAGATTTAACGAATGGGAAAAGCTCTCTTGAACTTCTAAATAATGTATGATGATTAAGGATATAATGAACTTGCTAAAAATAGCCAAAGGCGAAACTGAGAATATCAGAATTGCAC